TTAGTTAAAATTTGTAAAAATGGTTTTCTACATGCTTTTTGAACAATACTTGTTCCAAATTCAAAATCTTTATTTCCACTTAATTCTAAACCAAAAACTGCTCCTAATAAAGCAACTCCACCTCCAGGTAATATTCCTTCCTCAATTGCTGCTTTTGTTGCGTGTAATGCATCATCAACTCTATCTTTTTTCTCATTCATTTCAGTTTCAGTATTTCCACCTACATGAACAATTGCTACTCCACCTACAAATTTTGCCATTCTATCTTGTAATGATTCCATTTCAAATGGTGTTTGAGCATTTTCAATTTGTGTAGCTAATTCTTCTACTCTATTTGTGATAGCCTCTTCACTACCTTTACCATCAACAATTGTTGTTTTTTCTTTTGAAATTGTAGCAACTCTAGCTTCCCCAAACCATTCCCAACTGAATTTTTCAAGTTTCATTCCTTTTTCTTTAGAAAATACTTGACCACCTGTTAATGTAGCTATATCTTCTAAAACTAATTTTTGTCTGTCTCCAAATTCAGGTGCTTTAACAGCACATACTTTTAATGTTCCTCTCATTTTATTTACTATAAGAGTAGCTAATGCTTCATTATCTATATCTTTAGCAATAATTAAAAGTGATTTATTAGTATTTGATACTCCTTCTAATATGGGTAATAATTCTTTAACCGAGGTGAAAGTGTGATCTGCGACTAAAACATAAACATCATTTAAAGTTGATGTCATTGTATTGTTATTAGTTACAAAATAAGGTGATTTAAACCCTCTATTGAATTGCATACCTTCAACTG